AGCAAAAGCGGTTGATCCAACATTCATTTCTTATCATATTTCGGCACTATATGGATCGTCATTTATGTACGGATGGACGAAATATGTTCGTCAATATTTGGAAGCGTGTCCTCCAAACAAAGCAAGAAATGAAAAAAAGTGGCAAACGTTTCAAAACCTTGTTTTGGGTGAACCTTATGAACCTACGGGAATTTCAATTAAAGCGAATCAGTTGCAACAAAATTGCCGTCCATATACAATTGGTACAATTCCCGATAAATTGTCATTAGCGGATGGAAATGGAAATATCATTTTGATTACATTGGGTTCGGATATGAATGGATTGGAAGACGATGCGAGATTAGATTATGAAATTGTTGCTCATTCCGAAAGTGGAGCAACCTATTCAATTATGCATGGAAGCATTGGCACGTTTGTAAATCGAGACAAAGAAAGTAAACGTGAACGATGGACTTATCGAATGGGTGCGGAACGTTCCGTATGGACTGAATTTGAAAAAATACTCAATATAACGTTTGTAAATGATTCAAGTGGCAAAAATATGCGTATATTTTTAGCTGGACTTGATAGTGGTGTTTATACGAATTATGCCTATCAATTTGCCAATACAACGAATCAACGTATCGTTTTATTAAAAGGTGATGATGATGCGAAGCCAATTAGTGCTTATTCGGACCAGAAAACATTTCGACCATCAAAAGAACGTAACGATTTATATTTGACTGCCAATAATTACACAAAGGATTTACTTAGTGAAAATATGCAATTGAAATGGAATCCCGAATTTAATTCCGTACAACCATATGGATTTATGAATTTTCCATTTACAACGGACGAAAAATATAGATATGACAATTATTTTAGTCATTTTGAAGCGGAACATAAAATAATTGATGATAAAGGAATGTTTCGATGGGAAAAAAAATCATCAAGACATCAAAACCACTTATTTGACTGCCGTCTTTATGCAATGGTTGTAAAAGATATATTTCTTACAAGAATATTTAAGGAGTACAAAATTATCAATGGAACGTGGGCTGATTACGTGAATTTGCTTAAAAACAAAAAGTAGCAATACGAATATTGCTACTTTAAGGGCATCAACCAAACCATTAAAAAGAAGAAAACGTTGCTAAGTTAATCATTATTTGCATATAAAATTATTGTTCTTTTTTTAGGTATTTAATTAAATTTTATTATGTAGGATTTATATTTGGCTTTCAAGTACGTAATTCTAATATATAAATATATGCCAAGTAATGCGGTAGGATTAGATTTGATTTCACGTGTAGTTGGATATAAAGTCACAAAAGGTGATTTTAGAACTGTTGCACCGAATCTACCTCAAAGAATTGCCATCTTAGGAGAGGCAAACGAAAACAAACAATCAGGTTTAACAAATACACCTGTTGAGTTAAAATCTGCAAAAGAAGCAGGAGACATATTTGGATATGGTTCACCAATCCATATGGCTATGCGAATTTTGAAACCTTTGCAATCCGATGGAATAGGTGGTATTCCCGTTGTTGCTTATCCACAATTAAAAGCAGTTGGAGCAACGGCTACTACAATTGCTACGAATAAAATTGCATCAACAACAAGTTTTGCTGTTGGTTCTAAAATTGAAATTAACATTGCAGGTAGAGATTCATTGGATGGTAAATCTTATTCAATTGAAACTGTTCCTGATTGTTTACTTACAATTCAAAAAGCGGTTGATTCAATCAATGCAAATTTATCAAGTCCGTTTTCAGCTTCTTTAAGTGCTAATCCACCACAAACAACATTAAGTACGGCATTAACTGTTAAAACAAATACTATTTTTGGAGGTTTTGCATTAAGTACTATTGAAGTTCCTACTGATGTTACATCTACTGTTATTGCAAATACAACTGATATTTCATTTACATACCTTGATCCTGCATTAGTTCAACAAACATGGAGTGGTAAAGCTAGTTCTGTTGTTTTTGCAGCAGGTAAAACAACAATTACACCTAATTTTGGAGGATTCAATCCTGTTTCCGCAAGTCAAACATTAATGGTTGCTAATCAAACATTGACGGCTTTTGGCGGTACACCTCAATATGGTATTTTATTGACTTCAAAATGGGCAGGATTAACTAGTGCGTCTTTAAATGCTACTATTTCTTGTACCGATTCAAACATTGTTTTTGCATTAACAAAAGTAAATGGAACGGGTACACCTGATATTTCTCCATCATTAGACTTATTTCAAAATACATGGAATACTATTGTTATTAATACTTATGGTGTTAATTCAAGTGTATTAGACAAATTAGAGTATTATAATGGTATTGCAGATCCAACTAATCCAACTGGACGTTACAGAGGTATTGTATTTAAACCATTTATTGCATTAACAGGTTCAACAAATGATAATGATAGCGCTGTTACGGATGCTAGATCTACTCAAATGACTATTGCTATTTGTCCAGCTCCATTGTCACAAGGACACCCATTGGAAGCGGCAGCAAATATGTGTTATTTACTTGCAACAACTTCAAACGAAAATCCACATTTGGATGTTTGTGGATTGTCTTACCCAGATATGCCTACTCCATCTACAATTGGAACAATGGAAGTTTACGAAAATAGAAATATTTACGTTAAAAAAGGAAATTCCACAGTTGATTTAATTGCAGGAAAATATCAAGTTGAAGATTTTGTAACAACTTATAATTTAGCAGGTGAAGTAGTTCCACAATTTAGATTCGTTCGTAACTTAATGCTTGATTTTAACGTTCGTTATGGATTGTTCTTACTGGAGCAAACAAATGTAGTAGATCACGTTATTGTAAATGATGATGATGTTACAAATGCGCTAAAAGTAGTTAAACCAAAACAATGGAAAGCTATTTTATTCGATTATGCGGATAATCTTTCAAAAAGAGCATTAATTGCAGATCCATCATTTATGCAAGAATCAATTGAAGTTGATCTTTCGTCAACTAATCCTGATAGATTAGAGACATTTTTTAGATATAAGCGTTCTGGAGTTGCTAGAATTTCTAGTACAACGGCGGAAGCAGGTTTTAATTTTGGTAATTAATAAAAAATAATAAGACATGGCAACACATGGCGATTTATTAGAGGTAACATATAACCACCCAGATGCTACAATAGGATCGGGTGTGTTTTACCCTAAAGCAAATACAGATAGTACATACAACACTGGTGGATTTATCAATGGTGATTCGGAGGACGGAATTACATCAAATGGAAGCTTAATCCAAGAAAAAACACGTATTAGAGCGTTTTTTCAAATGTCAATTGAAAATGACATGAATACACGTAAGGATTTAGAGACATTAAAGAAACTGGCTGCGAATCCTGTACCTGCAAATTATACTTTTTCCGTTATAAATGGATCGGTTTATTCGGGTGCAGGCATTCCCGTTGGTAATTTAGATGCAAACGTTAAAACAGGTTTAATAGACTTGAAAGTTGTATTTGGTAGTTTAAAAAAAATAAATTAAGGAAATGAAAGCAGTCAGTAAAGAAATAGCAAAAAGAGAAGTTCTAGAATGGTTAGACTTCAAGAGAGTTCGTGAATCAAAGCGTGAAGCATTGAAAAACGACATCGAAACATTAACACTAGCATTCGAAGATGGCTTAATGTCACTTAACGAAGAGACTAAGGAAATTAATTTCCAACTATCATTTAAAATCGGTGATAGTGTTGATGTTTTAAAATTTAAACCTCGATTAACAGTTGGGGAGCTACACAACCACTTAGCAAATGTTAAGAGCGGAGACATTGATGGAAGAATTATTGCATACATTTCGGCATTGACTGAAATGAATAGTGGATTGATTCGTTCAATGGATACGGAAGATTTGAGTTTAGCGAGTGCGATAGCATATTTTTTCTTGTAAGCTCCGAATATTTGGATTCGATGATACAATTTGTAGCATTTGAATTTAAGTGGTCAATAAAAGAAATCGAAAGTCTGTATCTAGATGATATGGACTTTCGTTCTATTGAATACTGGTATGAAGCAATCGGAGCAAAAAATAATAGCGAATAAATGAGACAATTAACGATACCTACGGTCTTTGTTGCCGTTGACAAATTTTCACAAAGAGTTGATAAAATGAGTAGCTCGATGGATCGTTTCCGAAAAGCTGGCTCAGAATCATTTGCAATTGCACGTACATCTGGAATGATTGGACTTGCTATGCTTGCTCCAATGGGATTAGCTGCTAAAAGAGCTGCTGATTTTGAAGATAGGTTAGTGAATGTAGGTAAAACTACTCAGATGCAAGGTGAAGAGCTTAAAAACTTTGGTGACCAAGTATTGAAAATGTCAACGAAAACACGTACCGGAATCGATTCTTTGCTTGAAATGGCGGAAGTTGGTGGTCAATTAGGTATTGCAAAAAAAGATTTATTATCGTTTACGGAATCAGGAAATAAGTTTTTCACTGTTTTTAGCAAGTCTTATGGTGGAAATGTAGAGGAAGCAATGACACACGTTGCTAAATTGGGAGGGATATTCAAAGAAACTAGAGGCATGAATCCTGCCGAACAAATTTCAAGAACGGCAAGTGCAATTAATGAATTATCGAAACAAGGTGCAGCAACGGCTTATAACGTAACTGATTTTGCGCTTCGTATTGGAGCGTTGGCTGATAACATGTCTCCATCGTTACAAAACACACTAGCATTGGGTGCGCATTTAGAAAACTTAGGTATTAAATCTGAGATTGCATCAGGTGGTATGTCTAGATTATTTACCGCTGTGGGTGAAAACATTGTTCCGTTTGCAAAGTTCATGAATATGAAACCAAAAGTAGCAGAAGAGCTATTTAATAAAGATTCATTAGAATTTGTGAAGCAATTTGCATCGAAATTTAAAGGAATGAGCAATACCGAAATGATTAAAACGTTAGATAAATTAAAAATCGGAACGGATGAATCGAAAAAGGTATTGGGAGCGATGTCTGATAGTATTGAAAAATTGACTAAAACACAAATTTCATCAAGTGGTGAATTTGAGAAAAACAATTCAATCAATAAAGAGTACATCAAAATGAATATGACTTCTGGCGCTAGTATTGCCAAAATGCGTAATCAATTTGATGCGTTGACTATTAAAATAGGTAATGCCGTACTTCCTATTATGAATCAGTTAATGAAAGAAGTCGCACCAATTGTAGAAGGTATTGCAAATTGGATTGAAAGAAATAAAGGACTTGCCGAAACACTTGCAAAAATGATTGTTGTTGGTGGAAGTGCAGCTATAATAATTAGTGGAATTGCATTTGCAGTAGGAGCTTATCAAAAAGCAGCAGTATTGGCTAGGATTGCTCAAACAACATTAAACGCATCAATATTGGCGAATCCTTATGTTTTAGCTGGAGTTGCAATTGTTGGAGTTACTGGTTTAATAATGAAATATACTGGCTCGCTTGATACTGTGATGACAAAACAAAAAATGTTAGATCATGTTAGCGATACAGTAACCAATAGATTTGCCGAACAACAAGTGGAAGTTCAAACGCTTTTTGAAACTTTACGAAGTAGCGGAAGTAAAACTAAAGAATTTTCAGACGCTTTGTCAAAACTTGAATCTATTCAACCTGGAATTACTGCAAAATACGATTTACAAACTAAAGCAATTAATAACCAAAACATAGCTGAAAAAGAATTAATTAAAACGCTTCGTAAGAAAATGGAAGAAGAAGTGTTGCGTGAAGTTGAAAAAAGCAACAAAATTAAAGCGATTCAGCAACGTGTTGAAATGAAAAACTTAATTAGAGAAGGGGAAGATATAGGAAAGCGTGATTTCATGAATAACATGGATGTTTTTGGTATTGAACGAGCTATAAACGCTTTTAAACGTATGGGTTTATTAGATGAATATAATAAAACACAAGGAAATTTAAAATCAATTGAAGAAATTAAAAAAGATAAAAACAAACCAAAAGAGGATCAAAAAGTTACTATTGAAGTGATTGGAAGCGGAGCGAACGCAAACGTAACAGCAACAAAAGGAGTTAATTTATTTAATTCATTAATTCCAATGCCTAAATTAGGCTCAACGGCTAACCCTAAATAACAATGGATTTAGAACTAATTGAAACGTTAAATGGAGGTGATTTATTGATAAAAAATAATGATTTATCAATAATTGAAGGACTTCAAAATATGCCCTACATTGGAATGTTCGGTGGAAATATTGGTCATGTTACAAAAGAGTATAAACCAATTGAACAAAGATTTGACTTTTGGGGAAATACTCTTTTTTCAAACGATAAACGTAATATTCAATTCAATTCTTTGACGGAAAATACATTGAATAATATTGCATTAACAAGTAGTGGGCGTTTAACATTGGAAGACGCAATTAAAAGTGATTTATCATTTTTTAGTGAATTTGCAACAATTGATGTTTTTACTCAGTTAGAAAATGTTGATCGAATTAAAATTTTTATAGAAATTAAAGAACCAACCAATACACAAACGAATCAATTTGTGTATATTTGGAACGCAACAAAACAAGAATTAATCAATGGTAACAATTCCTAAAATATCGGACTTATATAATATTATTAAGTCGTCTATTGAAACAAAATTAAACGTTACAATTCCTAGTTTTGGTAAAAACTTTTTACGTGCATTTGCACAAGTTCAAGCTGGAGAATTAAAATTGTTTTATATTTCCGTTGCCAATGTACAAAAAAACATTTTTGTTGATACGGCTGATTCGGAAGAATTTGGGGGAACATTGGAACGTTTTGGACGTGTTAAATTAAAAAGAAATCCATTTCCTGCCGTTGCAGGAAAATATACAGTTACATTAATTGGTTCTATTGGTGCGGTAGTTCCAATTGGTACTTTATGGAAAAGTGATGATACTTCGGCTAGTCCTGACTATTTATTTACAAACGACACACCGCTTACATTTGATGCTACAAGTGAAACAATTCTTTTACGTTGTTTAACTCCTGGAGTTGAAGCTAGATTGATAGTTGGAAATACACTTAGTTTAACTGGTCCTATTGCGCTTGTAAATACACCCGCAACTGTCACAGCTGAAAATGTTGTTCCGCAAGAAAAAGAATCATTGGAAGAGTATAGAAGAAAAATATTAACGGCATTTAGACTAGAACCACAAGGAGGTAGTGGATCTGATTATTTGTTGTGGAGTTTAGAAGTTCAAGGAGTTAGAAATGTTTATCCTTATACAAAAGATGATGTTTTAGGCTATTCTAACGAAGTCAATTTGTATATTGAATCTGATGATGCGAATGCAGATTACGTGGCTGATTCAACTCTTAGAAACGCTGTTAAAAGTAGTATTGAAGATGCTACAAGTGATCGTCCGTCAAGAAAGCCGTTAGGTGTAAATTTAATTAATTATGCTACTGTAACTCCAAGAAATATTACAATTAATGTTATTGGAAGTGATTATACTAACGATGAAAAAACAGAAATTTTCAATTATGTAAAATTAAAGTTTTCAGAAATACGTCCTTTTGTTGCTTCAATTGGTGTTGTTGAAGACAAAAATAGCACGTTAAATGCTTATAAAATTGGTGAAATGATTGCCAATGCAATACCTGGTAAAATTTTTACAAACATTACGTTTACAGTAGCTGGTGCTGCTCAAACAAATTATGAATTTGTTAATGGTGACATTCCTAAATTAACTACGATTACTTATGCTTAAAAAGTTAGCGAAACAATTACTTCCGAATGGTAGAGCGTTTCGTATGCCTTCCAATGGTGATGGAGATAAATTTTTAGAAGCAATTGCTGAATCAAAACAGGATGCGTTTGATTCTGCGATAGGAATATTAGATGCCATTTTGCCTGACAACGCTAATTTCACTTCATTGGATGCTACACAATGGGAGCGAAGACTAGGAATGATTGTTGATAGTGGAGCTACATTGAGCGATCGTAAATTAGCGATTCAACGTAAAATGAATCACCCAGGAGACATTCAAGCAAGACAAAGCGGTGATTACATTCAACAAGCCTTACGTGATGCTGGATTTGACGTTACTGTATTTTGGAATATCAATATAAACGATTTGCCAACATACACTAATAGAAGTAATGTTTTTGGAGCAAATAATTTCGGAATTGCAAACTTTGGATTATTATCTGAACGTTATTATTCGTATGGAGAAAAAGTAGTTAATTTTATTGATTACATTCAAGACGAATCGTTTAAATTTGGAATTGAAAATAATAGTTTTTTTGTTGTTTGTGGAACTACATTAGGTAGTACTGCAATAGTTCCATTAGAAAGAAGAGAAGAATTAAGGCAATTGATTTTACGATTAAAACCATTACATTTGCCTTGTTTATTATTTGTTGAATCAAATTAAAAATATATATGAAACTTTTAAAAAATAAAGTTAATTCTGACGTTGAACTTCCTGATTATCCATTAGGAAAAATTAGAGACGACAATGGAGATGGTTATTCAGGTTCGCAAGTTAATGCTGAATTTATGAACGATTATGTTCAATTCATGGAGAAAATGTTTGCAGAATCAGGTTTAATTGCAAATGGAGATCCTGATAATGATGCAAATGGT